GGATAATTTTTTATTTGTAATATTAAATGCCCATTTATCTATCCCCGAGCCGCTTAACCAAGTTTCTACACATCCGATTCTTCCACAACGACATATTATATTATTACTTGTATCTAGTGTTGTATGTCCCCATTCAGCACTTATGTTATGAAATCCTTTATGTAATGAACTGTTAATTACAATTCCGCCTCCTACGCCTGTACCTAATATCATTCCAAATACGGTACTATATCCATTACCTGCTCCCGATAAGGCTTCTGCTAAAGCAAAACATTGACTATCATTTGCAGTTTGTATCTTACGATTTAATTTAGTTTCTAATATACCTACAAAATCTGTATCATTTAAAAATTCTATGCTGGAATTTTTCATTAAACCAGTTCTATTACTTATAGAACCCGGCATACATATTCCTAATGTATGTTCTTTTGTATTAGTATGGGATAGTGCTTTGTCATAGAGAAATTCTATTTCTTCGTATACAGAATCTGTGGGTAGGCGCTCTCTAAATAATATATCATTAGTAGGTGATAATACACAACACTCAATTTTTGTTTTACCAATATCAACACCAATCTTATTCATAATTGTAATGTTTTCCAAATATATTTCTTCTCTAAGTAATCTTGTAGTTTTATTGCTTCATTTTCATTATTGAATGCTACGCCTTTAATCTCATACATATCTTCTAGGTAGGTAGCATAGTCACCGTTAACATCTTGTGCCCAAGTCTGCCATGTAATCCACATAATATCTAATTCGTCTTTTACAATTGATATGCTAATACCCACTTCTTCACTGCCAATATAGTCAAATAACACATCCAATAGTTTTTTCTTTGTATGAAAGTGTTTAATGTTCTGCCATTTAGGCCATGATAACATAAATTTATTATCTTGTAAAGGAGTTATGGGAAAGGGTGTGTTGTTCATTGGAATTTTAATAAAAATATTAGGTACTTCTTTTCGTCAACAATCTCATAACCATCTGTTATATTACCATTAACAATGTTCATCCTTACGCCATATTGTCCTATAAGGTAATCTTCAAAGTCATATGCGTCAAACTCACGATTTTGTTCCATATATTCTTTACGTACTTTCTTCAATGCTTCCCAATAGTTCCAACGATTCCTTCGTTTATCTATTTCTGGATCGTCATCATCATAGTCTTGTATTTGAGGTATTGTTGCCATCAAGTCCACCTTAATGCAAATAGTACAGCATCTTTGGGATCTTCAAATCTATAAGCAAATCCTTTTGTTTGTTTCCAACCGTGTAAATGATATCTGCCGCCTGGTGTTTTAGATATCCACTCAAACACTTCAAAAATTTTATAATCTTCACTCATCAATATAGATTCCCAAGTAATAACAACTTCATCCCAATCAGGGGGTGGCCAGGTATCATATCTTATCATTAACTCCACCGCAACGTGAACATAATATAATCTCTTTCATATCTAAACTTAAAACTGATTATATCATCATCGGTTACGCACCATCTACAATGACGTTCGTGTTTGCCAATATTATTTTCTAACCATTTAATTATTTCATTGTATTTGACAAGATTCTTAGCACGTACCGTACATTCATACCAACCGGGTTTAGTGTTTTCCCATCCAGCATCATAATCATAATGTTCATATATCATCCCCACCTCAACATAAAATAACTTGCATTACTATCATTGTAAAAAGTAAACACAGTATGCTTCTCTAGTTCTGGTTCCCAATTAGACCCACTAAAGTCATTGTATATTGGTTTATGATATGCAAAATCAAAATCTTTACCCATGAACCAACCATGCTGTTTTAACTCATGCACTATCTCTAAGGTCCTACTAACATCAATGTATAATATTACTTGTCGCACTTTAACCACGTGCTAACTGAAACAAGATAGCATCACGCTCATCGGTGAAATAAAAATCCATATAATCTTCGGTTACGTGGGTTTCATATTTGTCTCCCGGTAAACCAAATTTTTCTATAACCCAAGCGCAGGTTTCATTCCACATATCATACTTATGATTTGTTCTCCATGTTATACGAACTCTAGTACCCTCCGGCATTTAATAACTCCTTAACTTGTTTCACATTCTCTGGTTCACGATTGAACTTAATCTTCCATAATTCTGGATTGATATAATCAATAACCATTTTTACCTGCGATTCATTTAAACTATCTAAGAACTTCACACCACTGTCACTTTGATATAACATCCAAGGACTAATCTTACCATTGGTAATGTTATAACATATTTTGTTAGGATTACCATAACACAAATAGTCTTTGGGTACAATTCCCTCTTTCTCTGCTAAATCCATAGTAGTTTGGACACTACGTGCAATTGCATCTAACGGATCTTCAATACGCAAATACTCAATTAAATATTTCGTATAGACACTATCACTGGCCCAAGTATCAATTTTGATATTGTTTTTCAATAACCAATCTACATATCTGCTGATATTGATTGCATTGATATTTGCACAATGACTTCCAAACTTTACAAATGCAGTATAGTAAGCACTACGAATAAATTCTTCGTAGGTTTTATTCTTTTTAGTTGAAGTATTTTTTTTATAAAACTGTAGCCAAGACTGAAAGCCAATACGATTGCCTTGTAGGTCTTTGTTCATCCAACGTTGTTTATTCTCACACAGGTGTTTAGCCATAGTAGATTCACGTAGGAATTCTCTATTGCAAAAATCACAACCATACTTGATTGTTTTATCAGTTGCCTCTGTCTTTTTCGTATTGAGTGATATCTTCATCTGTTACTGTCTGGCTTAGTACTTCTATGTCTGCTATTTTTAAATAGGGATATATTTCTGCAAGATGCATTTTCTTTCTTTGCTCTTGCACAAATGCCTTTGAATACTCTGTCAGATCCTCGCTATTTGCCTTAGGATAAATCTTTGTAAAATACTCTTTTATCTCTTTCACTTGTGCAGGTTCTTTTAATAAACTAACACGCTCTTTAATCTGAGGTAACCATTGATGATATTGTTTACCTTTACCAGGGCTTGCCGCACACATCATATACCATTGTAGTTTAGGATGCTTAGACACGTTCTCATTAAAGAAGTATTTGTTAGCGTGATATTCTGTACTCATTGCATAGTATCCTGCAATATCACTAGAACCTTTTACATAACTCAACCACTTGATTAACATAAATGGCACAAACTTACGTTGCTGTTCAGGGGTAAGTCTATCGTAATAACCATAATCTTTCTTATCTAGTGCCGCAATAGCTTCAAACAAGTTAAAATCTTGATTCTCTAATTTCTCATCTTGAGGTATTGCTATTTTCTTTGTTACCATTAAAATGCCTGACTATAATCTACAATCTCACAGTTACGACTAATCTCTTTTACAAAATATACACATCTTGGCTTAGGCCCATCATCTAACGGAACACACAAAAATTGTCCGTTCTTCAATCTAGGTGCATACCATGTTACATCGTGGTAAATATCTACAATCTCAATTGGTATAAAACTTGGACTGAATGAACTTAATGGATTGAATTCAAACGCATTGAATCCCCTATCATTGATACTAGTGAGAGGTAGTGTCTCTAAGTCTCCGTGTTCTTGTTCACCAATTAATATTTGCCAATCAATAGGCATCTTAATTGTGCTGTTACCAATCTTTAATACAAGTGCAGGGCTACTAAAACTTTCCAAAAAGATTAATGGAATATAATGATAGTCTACATTTTGTGGATTACTATTGTCTAGTATTGCAAATCGAAGGTCATCAATTTCGTCAGGGAGTGTTTCTAAGTTATAGAATTCGTTTTCTAGTGTGAGTATACGCATTTTGTTATTATAACACTTTCTTATCTGTATGTCAACTTTTCTACGTCAAACGGGTAGTTTGCTTCTTTGTAGAATGTTTTTCGCTGGGTTAAATGTCGTTTGGCAAATTTACACGAACTTGTTATGTCCCAGATTTGCACAAAGTCTTTGTCCTCAGCTTTTCTAATTCCTCGTCCAATACTTTGGATAACTCGGACAAAAGATTTGCCTGGTTCTATTAGAACCAGATTAAAAATACGAGGTATATTGATACCGACAGCAGCCACACCATAAGTCGCCACAATAATTTTGTTTGTACTCGTTGCAATTTCGTCATATTCTTCTTTTCTATCAACCATATTAGTAGCGCCACTTACGAATACACTGTCAGGCAATCTGCTAACAATTTCTTTACCTGCATTCACTCTATCTACTAGAATTAATACATTACCACTTTCTTTAATTTTAAGAATCAATTCAGCAATAGCGTCAAGTCTATGGGTATCTTCAAGCAAGTGTTTTAACTCACTTTGATAATTAGTGAACTCTACATCATCTTTAAGTTGTACTATATTTACGTGACATTGTGCCAATACCCCCTGATCCTGTAATTCGCTTGCACTTAATTTACCAATTATATTCCCTAAACTCACAAACAATGATTGTGCTTCAAACTTAGCTTTAGGGATAGTACCAGTTAGTCCCCAACGAATAGGAACCTTAGCAAATACACCAGTCAATAATGTTTTTAATGCATCTGCTTTAGCCATATGTACTTCATCGACCATTACACAAACAACACCTTCAATAAAGTCTCCTATATCTACTTCTGCCTCACCTGCTTTTGTTTTCTTAAGCATATTATTAAGACTTTGCCAAGTACAGATAGTGTGTGTTTTGTTGTATTCTTTACGATCACCAAAGTATACACCAACGTCTAATCCTAGATTGATGTAATCTGCTTCTGTTTGCGTCACTAGACTTTTGTTTGGAACGATAACAATACTACGACCATATTGTTCTATGCTGTAACTTAGTGCGGCTGTCATCAATGTCTTACCTGCACCTGTAGCAATTTCTTGTATTGATTGCGGATTCTCTAAGAAGTTATTTACAATACTAATTTGATAGTCACGTAATACAACTGAAGTACCTTCTTGTGGATGACCTTTAGGCCAATTCTTGTGTTTGAACGTATCTTCGGACACTTCAACAAATTCAAATGTCGTTCTATAATCTCTGGTATCTTCTAACTCAATGTCATATCCTGCTCTGTCAATGACTGTAAGTATCTCAGGTAATAAATTGATATAACTACTACCGCCTAAACTAAAATAACTAACCTTACCATTCCATCTACCAAGGCGTACCGCGGGAAGATATCTTGCTCCGGGTACTTCGTACTCAAACAATTTCATTAGTTGTTTACGTTCACCTAATTCTAATCCTTCAATTTTTACATTGACTTCATCTTTAACAATTATTTTACATTGCTTCATTTATTTCCTAAATTAATGGGTTCTGAATTCACACATTTTATGATTTTAAATAGCTTCTGGGGAGGATCCATATATCCATAATTTCTATAATGTATTATAACAGGTTTATCGTACACTTGCAAGTTAGTGTGGTCTTTAATAATATCAATGGGTAATTGTTCAAGTAAAAGTTCATTATTACCGTTTAAAAAAAACAATTGTTTTGAACTGGTTTTTCTTGATTCAGCTATACCGTCACATCCCAATTCGTGTAACCATTTAATGGCAATATCTAACTTTTTAACTTCAAAATCACTTTGAAAATTAACAGCAAGATTTATTTTTGCAGGATCTTCAAATTTAATAAAGTGTTCTATAACAGAGTCACTGATAGTAATTCCATACTGAACATAGTCAGCTACCATTCGAAGGTCATTGGTTATTGGAATATCCTTGATGTTTTCATATAGTATTTCATTACAAGCGGCAACATAATAGTTTCCATTATTGTAGACAAGTGAGGGCTCCCAGTATTTAACTGATTCATATTCACTAAGACTATCAATAATTTTACTAGTAATTGAACAATAGTCAATCGCACTAAAATGATACGTACTTAGCATCAATAATGATTTTAAAACAGTAGGACCGTATTCAATTTCATATTGTCTTTTATCTTTATGCCATTCCATTGTGTATATAGGATGTTTTTTTAGTGCAGATAAAAACCCCTTATTAAATGGACTTCTAAAAATTATCTTATCTTTTAAGATAGTAATGGATGCATTTGTATATTGCGGTGAGCTTTCTATTACGTTGCATTTCCAAGGTAATATCAGTAATTCATCGATATCAAACTTTTGTTGTATAAATTGTC